GCCAACAGTGTTCACGTTGGATGTCAACTGGTCATAGGTTGCCAAGCTGTGCAAGCCTGTGGTTGAACCTGTGCCTGATGTACCCAAAGCCGCAACAGAACTTGTACCGCCTGTGTAGGTAGCATTTGAACCAGCGTATTGGTCAAGACCACGCAAGCCGTTTGTGCCGCCGTAGGGATTTGTTGCAGACTGTGCAGCTTGGTCATTGTTTTGCACCATTGACAGGGCTTCGCTCTGTGAAAATTCCACCAACATATCGTCAACTACGTTTGCTTCCAAACCGTCAATGTCGTCCAGTGCGGCTGTACGAATCGGAAATTGCACGTTCAAATCTTGCAAAACAAGTTGCCAAATTGAAGTGTCTTCAGTTGTGGTTGCGCCGTTGTTTTGGATGGTGTATCCCCAAGCCGCGCCAGCGTTGCCCGTCTTGATGCGGAACTGATATGAAGAACCATCAGTAGCAACTGTGCGGGAAATGCCACGCATAGGGTTAGCCAAACGCAAAGCAACAAATGTCGGGTCATAGCCTGTACGACCACCTTGGTTGTTACCGCCAGCAGTCAATGCAGAGGCTTCGCGCAAGTATGCGTCATACTGGCTTTCATCTTCAAACATCTTCAGTTCTTTTTCAACTGCACGACCATTTTTGTAATAGGCGGCAATTTGTTCTTTCACAGCACGGTTGACATCACTGCGAACAGTTTTAGCTGGTGCGCGGATGATTGCTGGTGCTTGAACGGTTGCCAGTTTTGCTTCAAAGGCAGAAAATTTCTCAGCCATTTCAGCTTGCACAGCGGCAATAGCTTCAGGGATTTTTGCTTCAACTGCTGATACCGCTTCGATTTGTTTAGCTTCGATAGCGTCCAGCTTCTCAATGATTGCTTGGGACATGATTAACCTTTCAGTCGTTTATCTAGGGATTTAGACAATTCGCGCATTTCAAGTGCGGCAAGAATGTCAGCTTCGGTCACATCCACATCGGACTCACTCTGTTGTGGCGCAGTTTCAATCGGGGTTTGGATTACTTCACGCAATTCCAAAACTTTCTTGAATACAGATGCGGAAGTGACCGCATCTTTTTTGGAAATCCCTGCTTCTCGCAGAGCCTTTTCCAAATTCTTTAAATTTGCAGAACCATCTTCGCGGAAATATTCCAGCTTTTGAACTTCTGCATTTGGGTTGTTTGGATACATCACCACGCTGACTTCACGCAAGCCGCCTTTGGTGATTTGGAAATAACCATCTTCATAAGGGTCATCACTGCCAACAGTCATGGGTGTGCCATCTTCTTTGACCCATTGATATTCATCAGCATAAGCGGCAACCGAAACACCGCCAAACATTGTTGGGCTTTCAGTCATGATTTGATACAGGTCGCACCCGGTAGTAGTGTTCATGTACAGGCGACCAGATGCGGTCATGCCATCATCGTCAAACTCAAATGAATGCCATTCGCCAACAGGCATTGAATCAGCGGCGTGATTCAAAAACATTGGCAATGGCTTGCCCTCTGTGCTGAATGACTTTGCCCAATCCATAAAGCCTTCGGGCTGATAGTTAAACTTGCGACCATCTGCGCCTTCACGCGCACCCCAAGTCGTAAGCATTGCTTCAATTTTGCCCGACATTGCATCAGCAGATTCATCAGCAGATATGCCCAATGCAACTTTAGATTCGAAAAAAAACGTCACGTTTTTAGTCATGAAATATCACCTTTTTCAATTGCATACCATTGACCAGCAATGGCTTAGTTTTGCGCTTTGCGGCATCTTGTTTTATTTTATTTTCGGCTTGCTGTTGCGTTTGCCGTTTTCTATTTAGACTAGGCTTTACCATTTTGTCCTGTCTTTCCGACCGAACTTGTATTACCGCCGCCGCCTGTATCTTGTGGTGAAGAACCTGCAATCGGTTCTTGTTTGCCGTTTTTATTTACTAGCGTTTTCGCAATCGTATCATCAATTTCTGAAAGTCCCAAATATTTTCTTGCTTCATTCGGTGTCAAAATTCCAGCATTGACACCAGCGACAGAATAATTCATCTGGTCAAGTGGCGCACCCTTCAAAAAGTTTTCCGTCTGAAATTGAACGTATAAGTTTGGATAACCTTGCAACAAACTCATTTTTAATTTCTGTTCAACATTCATTATTAATGGACACATTGTGGATTTATAGAATTCATCCATCATTGTTTGCGTGTTATTAAACTTACCTTCGCCAACAGAAATCATTTGTGGTGGCACACCAAACACGCCGCAAATTCTTTGCATAGTTTGACTTTTCAGCGCAGCAACATCAGCATCTTGAATTGTAAGCATTTCAACAGGCATATATTTCATGCCATTATCTAACAACATACCTTGTCCAGGCTTGCTTGGGTCTGTTGGTCGCGAGCCCGTAAGTTGTGACCAACCTTCTTTTAAACGCGCCGCAATTTCTTTATATTTGGAATCAGGAATTACTTGGTCGGTAACAAACAAGCCTGAAGGCTTTGCGCCATTCTGCATAACGTAGTTGGCATATAAATCAATGTCTTGACCTAGACCAATTAATTCAGCAAGCAAAGTGCCTTTGTTCCAACTGCCTGAACCTTGCCAACCCATTTCGTTTAAATGCATAACCTGCCAATAATCCAAAGGCGCATCTTTTGAAAAGCCATAGCTTGGCGTTGCTAACCGATACATTGGGTATCGTGTTTCTGTCAACTGCGTAGTGATTAGCGTTGCGTCGAGAATGTACATTTCCAAAGGCGTTTGATCTGCTTTGCTTTGATCTTTGCGCCAAAATACTGTGTAGCATTCGCCAGCCATGTCCAACCACATTGAAAATTGATACCAAAATTCATATTGCGATTGAAAGTTATTTGGGTTTGCTAAAAGATTATAAACTTGTCTAGCTTTAATTTTGTCACGCGCACCAATTGATTCATCATGGCAAGCATCAACCAATTGATCTTTTTCGTTGTAAGCAACTATTCGAACAGGCAATTGCGACAAAGCTCTAGCCTTTACCGCAAGACAAGCCATTACAGTTGAATTGCGTGAAAGCGTTGACATATCCACCGTTCGCCCTGCTTGCGTAGCAGAACTGGTGGTGACATATAGCATTTGCTGGAATGCAGATTGCGAACCAATGTTTCGCAGCACATTATTACCAAGGGTTGTCTGCCCAAATAGCGTATTAGATTCTTTTTGCGCTTTATCTTTTCTTTTAAAAATATCTAGTACGCCCATGATTGCACCTTAAAATGTTCTAAATCCGTAATTATCATTATTCACAGGATGATCCAATGAACAATGCATTGCAATAATTAGCGCAATAATACCATCAACTTTCGCAGATTTATCAGCTTCATTCTTACGAATTTTTATGTTTCCATTAACATCTTCGTACACTTCACAATTCCCTAATTGCCAGCCTAAAAATGGATTGCCGTTATGCTTTATATTCTTGCTTAATATTAATTTTTCTAAATGTTTTGATGGATTGCTTAATACCGCCATTCCTTGCCCAACCTTTTTGACTGGCATTGCTTGGTCATGCAATCGTGCAATTAAACTTGCTGCGTTATATGCATCATATCCAATTTCTTTAGGATCATATTTAGACGCTTGCTGTCTTATGTAATCGGATATTTCCCTATCATCCATCACATTACCTTGCGTTAAATGCAAAATACCTGAATCACAAGCATTGCGGAAAATGTCTTGATAATGCTGCGGTACATGATTCAAACCATCTTCAGGCAAAAAGAATTTCCATTCAGCAAAATAATCATCTTCCGAATATCTTTTCAGAGTACACACCGCATTTAAATCTCGCGTTGCTGCTAAGTCAAATCCAATAAAAACAGCTTCCGGTTCGCGTTCATCTTTAGCAACCGCACACAAATCCCAATGCGTTCTGTCAAGCCATGCTGAATTTGCGCTTACAAATACATTTAAAGTTTTGCAAAGAAACTCATTAAGCGTTGCTGGTTTGTGTTTTGCTTCTTCCGCACGTTGCTGAATTGCTTCTTCAAATACTGTAATTCCATGCATTGGATTTGCTTTTGCCCAAACCGTTGGTTCTTTCCAATCGTCTTGAGTATCTAATCCATAAAGCAACCCAAACCAGCGAGGATTATCCGTAGCTTCGCCTGATAGCATTGTTTGCATCATCAGCAAATCTTCATGGAACTTTGTATCTTTAGTGAATGACGCAGTTGTAATGTAAATGCGTAATGGATTTTTTCGAGCAACCATGCCGGAATGCAAAACTTCAATTGCGTTCCTGTCGATAATCTGCGCCGCCTCATCAATAATGGCGCATGATGGATTCATACCGTCTCCGGTTTTTTTGGTGTCACGCGACAATGCTTTAAATGCCGATTGAGAATCGCCAATTTTTGTAATATGTGTTTTTTGTACGTTGTACAAGTCTCGCACTTCTTGTGGCATGGATTCAATCAATCCTTTTGCCGATGTGAATACAATGCTTGCTTGATCGCGGTTGGTTGCCAATGTATAGACTTCCGAACCCTTCTCACCGAATAACAATTCATACAAACCAAGCACCGCGATAAGAGTTGATTTGCCAGCTTTGCGAGGAATAAAAACAATTACATCATTAACCATGCGTTTGCCTTTGTCTTTTTTAGACCAAAAGCCATAAACCGCACAGATTAAAAGTATTTGAAATGGTTCAAGATTAATAGGTTGCCCTGCATAAACGCCTTTTGCATGACTCATTATTGAAGCAAAACGCAGAAAATGGTCAACAGCTTCAGGATGAAATTCCCATTCCCACTCTTTATTTTCAAGCTGGTTCAGGAATCTTTGACAGGCAAGTAAAACATTTCTGCAAACAAGTATCTCGCCTTTAACAACTTGATTGGCATATACAACGCCATCCTGCCATTTCATTGAGGATTCCAACCCTTCAGAAAATCAGCCAATGGCGAAGCATCTTCTAACTTGTTTGCAGCCAATCTTGATTTTGGCGTTAAGCCTAATTCGTTCATTAGCTTAATACAATTATCCATCGCTTTATTTGCAATCGTAATAAATGGATTTGGCGCAAGTGTTTTGCCACCATTCATTTCAATTACTAGCGGCATGGTGTCTTGTTGTTTACGCGCATCAACGTAAACCTGCATCTGGTCTGCCAGCATTGTTAGCGTATGCCGATCTTGTTTTGAGCCAATACCGTAAACGTCAAATAAATAATCGGCAGTTTCTTTGACAAACTTTTCACGATCAAAACCATCAGGATTATTTGCCCATTCAGCAAAAGGAATTCGCGCTTTTATTTTTTCAGGCAAAAGCATCCCTGCGTTCATTCCTTTAGTTCCATGAACCGCATGAACTTCCGCTGGTAATTTATGTGCTGCCATAGTTTTCTTGTTTCCTAGCTTTCTTTTTTGACTACCCCATAGTTCAAATCTATTTGCAAAAGATTGCC